GTTCCAGCCATTGCTTCACCACCAAGAAACGCAGTAAGTCTTTCAATGTCGGCGCCAAATGCATCGGTTGATAAACCAAATTTATTAAATGTTGCTCCCATTTTGCCAATAAATTCATCTTCTTGAATTTTTGCAGTGGATTGCATAGCAGCACCACCAGAGCCAAGAGAACGAACCATTCTTCCTCGGAAGGTTCCTTCGGCATAACGTTCTGGGTTTCTTGCAATCATTGAACCCCAAAAACTTGATGTTCGGGCAAAACCTCCACCCATCAAAGCATAACCACCCCTAAGTATTTGGGCGGTTTTAGCAACGGTTGCTAAAGCAATAAAACTAACCATTGCTCCAACAAGTGGATAAAGAATAATTTTAAATTGTGTTAAAATGTCAAAAAGACCAGTAAATACTTTGCCAACAAGAATTGCAGGACCAGTTAGATTCTTTCCAACGCTAATAAGGTCAGCATTAAAACGTTGAAGCATTTTGTGAAATTGCGCAGAGGGTGTATTAAGCGCAATTTGTACAGACCTGTTGTATGAAGCAGAGTTGTTTTGACGGTCAATGGCTGCAATAATTCCAGCCAATTTATCTGGATTGTTAATAAGTGAAGCAATTGTTGCAAACTGCTTTGAACCACCAAACGCTTTAGTAAGAAGAAGTGACTCCGCCTGCATAGCCATGGATTGAGTGAAATTTTTTCCACTTTTCCAGGCATCAATCATGTTTTTAGGTATCTGATTTACTCCCCAGGTTTCAAGAAGATTTACAGCACCTTGAAAACCCTGAGCGCCTTTATATTTAGGAAAATTGCTAAATGGGTTAAATGTACCCATTGCTTCTTTAAGCTTCATGGTCACACCCATCAAGCCTGTATAAACAATTCCGTCCTGTCCTGTGTAGTTTTGATTTCCAGACATAATTTTTTGGAAATCACCAGGAGCAATGTGAAGCATTGCCATGGCTTTAGCACCCTGAGTTGATGGGTTTGTTAAAAGGTTAATACCAGATTTAACATAAGTACCAGCAACAGAACCTGTTGTACCAAGGGATGTTAGAAGGTCAATCCACGAAACAGCATCTTGAGCAGACATACCATTTGCTTTAGCGGATGTTAAAACACCACGACCAAGTGCAGATACCAATTCACTTTGGCGAATGTCACCAGCACCCACTGCAGCATTAATAAGGTAGGCGGCTCTTGAAACACCGGCAGAACCACTTCCGACACCTCGAATATTAGCGTTTACCAGGGCTGTTACAACACGAGCAGATTGTTCAGATGCAACTCCGCCGGGAATGTTTCCCAAAACGTTAAGATTTGCAACTTGTTTTGTAACGTCTGCTAATTGCTTTTTTGTAGCCCCAAGACCATCATTCCACGAAGCAGTACCAGAAGCAGCACGGTACATCATGTTGGCAACGTCGTTTACATTGGCACCTGTTTGTCGNGCAATGTCTAGTGCAGTTTTTGAAAGAAATGGAAGTTCACTTGGAGAACGACCTGCCTGCGTAATGGTCTGAGTAATTAATTTGTTAAATTCTGCGTATTTTTTAATACCTTCGTATGCAGCGCCACCAAGTAAAAGTGCGCTCCAAGTACCGGCTTTTAAAACGGCTGGTGTTCCTAATGACGCTACACGACTAGCCTGAAGATAAAATTTTGAGTAACCACTTTCTGCCGCCATGAGGTTTTGTTGCCCCATAAGGTTTTGCTTAATAAGGCCTTCTTGAATTGAAAAAAGAATTTTGTCAAGTTCAATTTCCCGGGCTGTTTCAGCGTTTTTTGCTTTTTTTGCTTTTGTATTGGCGGTTTCAGCTTCACTGTCTTTGTCAGTTGCGGCTGTGTTTTGTGTTTTTGCGTCTCGATTACCGCGCAACAATTTTTCTTGACGAGCAATTTCTTCGTTGCTTAATTTAACGGCGTCGGTATCGGCTGTTTGAGCTTTTGTTTTTCTTTTAAGGGCGGCAGTGGTCTCGTTGACCTCTACCTTCATCTTTTGTAGATTGATGGTTACATCAGAAACAACCTCATTACTACCAGGTGCTCTGATGACAATGTTCATCGATAATTCGTTTGGTGTACTCATCTAGTGCCTTAATAAAAAAACCGCTACCCCGAAAAGAGGTAGCGGCTTAGCCGCCCATGTGGTTGGGCGAAATGATACGGTTAGAAGATTTTTGCTATGGTTTTCGCGACTTCTAGGCCAATCAATTCCGCAAGAACTTTTATTTCTTCTACTTTTTGTTCACTTTGTATTTTTAAAGCCCTTTTAATAAGAGCAATATCAATTATGTAATCTTCGTTGCCCTCGTGACTTAAAACCGCCCTAGCGTCCATACCCAAAATAGTGGCGTATGCTCCTGCTTCAATATGGGGGTTTTCATCTAGGGCTTTTAAAAAGCTTCGTCAGCCTCATCGTTAGCGACGTTGCTCCATTTGAACAATTTGTTTGCTGTGTCAATAAGGTCACCTTCGGTAAGGTAAATAGTCTGAACAACATCTGTTGCACGTTGGGTGTCTAGACCAAGAGCCTCAGCAAGTTTGTGGTCAAACTTTGTCCATGTACCGTTTGGGTTTCCTTTTTCAAGTGAAATTTTGTTTTCAGTGTCACCGTTCATAACGGCATAAACTCCGACACAGGAGTCAATAAGCATATCGGCGTTGGCCAAAAGAGACCAGTCTTCACCTTTTTGCTTGCGTCGCTTTTCAATAGCATTGTTCAACTTAATAGTTGAAACAGGCTTAAAACGAACGTAGAGTTCCGGCGCTTCCCAGCGCGGGACTTTAATGTCTGTGTAAAGCTCGTCAACAATTTCTGCACGACGAGCCTGAAGTGAGGCTAGGGCAGTGAAAGAGTTGTTTGTTTCAATCTCTTCCACTGCCTCAAATGCCTCGGCTTCGGGTTTTCCATTTTCCATACCGTCAATAATAAATTCAGCCATGTGTTCCTCCAATGGTTTAGTTGTTTATAATACTAGCCGCTTACGGTCTCAACCGCAATGTCTACTTCAAACATACGGGCAGCGTTGCTGTTTGAGTCAGTTCCACCGTCTTTTACGCCAATAAGGCGTCCGCTGTAGCTACGAACGTTACCAAATGGGTGTCCGTCGTCTCCTAGTGGTTGAAGTGAAACTGTAGCCAAAACTCGACCAACCATAGCGTGCAAAGCAGCAACGCGGTCGTGGTCTCGGTGGCTTTCGTAAACCTTGGTCAAAGTAACGTCTGAGTAGACTGGAAGTGATAGGTAAGTAATTTCTGGACCCATTCCACCAGGACGGTGTTTTACAACAGATGAGGTAACGTCTCCACCTGTAAACTTGTCAAAAATACCATAGTCATTTCCGTCAACGCTTAATGTTGCCAGCCATTGCTGCTCTGAGCCCTGGTCGTGAATGCCTGCTAAATTATCAGCCATATTAATTTCTCCTTAGATTATAAGTTATAGGGTTGGAAGCGGAGCGCTAACCAAATACTTGGTTACATTAACTGTTACAAACTCTCCGAATGGTGACATGCGAAGGTTTACAGCAGCATTAATTTGCCCTGCAGCAATTGTTGTTGGTGTGTTGATTTGTGGGCCAGTGTTAATAGAAAATGCTTCTGCTGGTATTGCACCATAAATGCTCTTGCGAGCCCAGTAAGCCTGGCAAAGACCTGCAAGTGCACCGTTCAATTGTGAGAACAGGTGACCACGGCCATCAATTTCTGAGAATACAAATGATTCAGCAACTGTGTTGAAGTCACGAATAATTTGCATACGGAAACGTACGTTGTTAAGGAATTGCCAATTTGCATCAAATGCAAGTGAGCGGTATCCATAGATAGCAATAACATTTGCACCAGGAACAATACGAATAACGTTTACTCCAGCGCTGTTTAGTTCGCCACGTTGAGTAGCATCAAATGCTGCTGAAACGCTTACAGCGTAATTTGACTTACCGCTGTTAATGCCTGCTGCTGGGTTATTTGCGTCTGTTACCAAGTCGTTTGCTGCCATTTTTGCTGCAGCAAGTGCAGAAGGTGCAACTGTGCGATTAATGACTGCGCCAGCAGGTTGGTTAGGGTTTGTGTTTACAAGACCTGGAACAATTAACCAAGGAGCAAAGATTGAAGCATATGCTGGGTCAATTGCAGTTCCTTGAACCGTTGCTGCGTCGTCCATAATGTCAGATGCGGTTGCAGTGTTTTGAGCGTCAAGAACAGCAACACGGTTAAATGAATTAGCGTGGTTAGCAAGGTTTAGGTATGTTGTTGTTGATGTTGCGCCTGGGTATGAAATTTGACCAGGTCCAAATGCGTCTGTAAAAACAGTAAGTGCTACTGGTACGTCTGCATCAGAGATGTTAACGTCAGTTCCGCCGGTTAGGTAAACACTAACACTTGAGCCAGCTGCTGGCAAAACGCTTGAACCAGAAATTGTACTTGCTGTGACCATTGATTGGTAAGCAGGAAGTGTGTTAATCCAGTTAACTACATCTACGTCAGAAGCAAGTCCGCCTGTGCGGGCCATTGTGTTTCCGTTGTATGCAATAGTTGCTGTGTAAACAGTATTTGAATTAACAGTTGCACCGCTAATTGTAAGGATTACTCCATTTGCAGCAGAGTTGCTTGAGTTAGCCCAGGTTCCCTTACCATTTGCAGTAAGAAGGAATTTTCCACCAGTTGTTGTTGATGTTGCTGTAACGCCAGTTGATGTTGGTTGAATACGTGAAACGTAGGCATTTACGCCACCTTCACGGAAAAATACGTCAAGAGCATCGTAAAGAAGCGTGCTGTCAACGTGTGAGTTTAGGGTGTAGCGACCTGTAAGTTGACCATTTACAATCTGGCCAAAATAGGTGTTAAAGTCCGAAATGGAATTAACTGGGACCGCTACTCCAGCGGGGCCAGCGGCCATTCCGAGCACAAACCAAGTGCCAGTTGCGGCATTTACGCTTGGATTTGAAGCACTGGCAGTAACATTAATGTTTACGCCTGGGGCTGAATTAGCCATTTGAGTTCTCCTCGATGTTAGTGGAAGCAGTTTCTTGCTTCGTTGAATTCTTTGTTGGTGAAAGTTTTTGCTTTTGTTCTTCCCTCTGTTCACTTAAGTTTTCAGATTGAACAACAACTGCATTTCCTTCTGAGATGTAACTCTCAATTTTTTTCCCATTTTTAACTATGTATTCGTTACCATGGGACATTGGTTGTCCTTCTTCGTCAAAAATGACATTTGGGGACTGAATTAAAATTTTTATTTTGCTCATATTTCCTCATTTGCAATAGTGACATTAACTTCAGTCGCTATTGGCGCTGGTGTTGAACGCTGTGTCGTAGGCTCTGTTACAGCCCCTTCTGCAGCAAACTGCGGACTTGGCAATCCGCCGTACATATTTAGAGCGCTTCCAACAGTTACAACAAAACGAACATGGGCAATTCCAGTCGTTCTACCACTGCTGTGTTCGCCTTCTAGGTATTCTTCGCCGTCCCACATTGTGGTTTCGGCAAAACCGCCTAAGCCGCGATTTTGAATAATGCAAGCACGAATGCAAGCAGCATATGCCTGCGTTAAAGCTTCCGTTTCTTGCCAATCTTTTGTTCCATAAACGTAGACCATTGCTTCAACTTGCCAATTAACACGTATACCATTTTGGTGAACCTCAGGTATGCCTAGTGTTGTTGGCACCGAAATAAGAACTGCAGCAGCAGCATTTCGAGGCAATGTTCGATATTCAGGTCGGTGCCTGTACTCAAAGGGCTTAACCAAAACCTCGCTACCTAAAGCGCGATTAAATTGAGCAATATAAGTTGGGAACCATTTTTCAAGAGTTCTATAAACAGCTTCTTGAACGCTGTGTCCTCCGTATAAAGGGCCAAAAATGTCACTACCGTAACTTAGGTCCCAATCGGTCCACCAGTCTCTTTGTGCCATTTATAGTTCCTTATTTACCGAAAAATTTAAATTTACTTACAGCCTTTTTAGCAACAGTGGAAATATTGGTAATTGCTTTTCCAGTTGCACGACCAAGACGATATGCAAATCCGCCTCTTGGTTGTTCAACCTCAACAGACCTACGTTCATTAATTGGGTTGTGTGAACCGTGATGGTGAAAGTGTTCAACATTTGAACTTTCTTTTACCTTGGTTACAATTGCATCTGCTCGTCTTTCTTGTGGAGTTTCAATAAATTCATCCTCAAAAACGTAACGAGCAATTACACGTCTTACCGCAGCAATAAAAAGCGGTGGCGTTGGGTGGGGGATAATTCGCCGCAATGGGTTGTTTCCAATTCCATATTGGTGAAAGTATGCGTAATTATTGCCGTTTGAATAATTTCCAGTTGCGGTTTGATGTTTCCTTGGGTCAATAATTATATTGATAGCTTTTGTTCCAATTGGAAAAAATTCAGGATTTTCCGCTGCTCTTTTTAAAGCACCAGTAGGACCAACCAAAGGTTTTTTGTTAGCAAATGCGGGCCCTAATTTATCAAGCGTAGATTGCGCAAGGGGCCTCCATGTGTTAAAAACACCAAACGTTGGAGAGGAACCATTAAATTGAAATATTTCTGCTTCCATTAAAGCAAAAAGCATTTCTGCTTCTCTTAATGCTGGTTGTGGGTTTTTTAAACGCGCAGAGAGCATTTCAAGTTTGTGCGTAAATTCTGTTATGCCTTCCCCGTAATAATCGCCTTTTGCGCCTTTAAGGGTTACATTAATTCCACTGCGACCATCATTGGAGATTGCCACTTTATCCTCTTACCCACGGGGCAATCAAAAGGTCAATCTGTTGGTCAATTTGGTCAAGATTCATTTCACGACGAGTTTGTGGTTCAAACTCAAGAATGATAAATTTTGCGGCCTGGAATAGGCAGGCACGACGAAGCGATGGAGGAATACCTTTGGTATATCCACCATTGTAAACAACATTAACCCTTGTTCCTTCAGGGGCAAATGTTCCTAAGCGTAGCCATACGTGACCATCAGTAATGTCTGGGCCAATTATTCCGCCATGGGCAAAGTTAATTGGTTGATAGTCACCATAGGTGCGAATAATGTTCATGGACGTAATTTCATATGTCCATAGTTCCGGATATACCGGAGCGAAGTGGTCAAGCCAAAAGTGACGTACAAGAGTCGACGCACCCAATGCGATGGCTTGAGATAGGCCCAATGAACCATAAATGTCCATAGGCATGTCTGCATTGTTCCCATACTCAGATGGGTCAATACCGAATAGTCGTTCTTGGAACAAGTGATTTTGAAATGGTGCCAAGCGACGACCTGTGCGGTCCTCTAAGTGAGAAGTTGCTTCAACCAAAATATCCGCAAGGGTAGTTGGTTCAATGTCAACGACTAACTCAGGGTAGCGCTTCGAAAGGTCAGCAACGCTGGCAAGTGAAACAGGGTCCTTGTATTGTGAACCGTTGTTTTTTGCCATAATTACCTAATCCTTGGATTTGCGCTTAGTTGGTGAAGCAACATCTAGTGCTTCGGATACATCTTCGGAAACTGATGCTTCCTTCTGTTCCTTGAATTCCTTAAGAGTGGTCTTTTTAACGACCTTTTCAACCTTAGAAACTTCCGCTTCTACTTCTTTTTCAATCTTTTTTACTTCTTTTTGTACAACGTAGTAAAGTTCACCAGGGATTGAAAGAAGTGCGTGAGCCACGCGTGGTGGAACCTCAATGGCTCCAGCGTCACCGGTCTTCTCCCAAGAGAAGCCTTCTGTGCCGCCTGGTTCATTTGCTGCTAGTAATACCATGGTAAATCCTTTCAAAGAGAAATCCAGCGCGGCGGGTGGGGGAGGAACGAGGGAACCCACCCGCCGCGCTGAAATCAGTTTTCCTAATTAGTCAACGATGAAGTTAGGAGAGAAAGACGAGGTAGGTGTTGAACCATTACCAGCCTTACTGTCCAAAGCACTTGCAACGTTGGCAAGACGACCAATGTACTTAGGCGCACGAACAGCAAGCGTGGTGTCCGCAACGAATGCGAATGGCAGGCTGTCAGGCGATGCAGTAGTTGGGTAAACGTTAACCGCTTGCATTTCACGTACGTGTGGACGTACGATGTAGTTAGGGTCACGAGACATTAGGAAGATGCTTTGCTCACCAGCAGAGGTAAGTGGGTGCAATCCAGCGTTTCCGTATGCGTAAGCCGCAGTTGGAGAAGCCTGAGCGTGCGAACCATTGTAAGCAACAAGTGTAGTTCCGTTGTCAACAATCTTGGTAGTTGCGTAAGCAGCACCAGTGTTGTCAAGGAAGTTTGCGTCTACAATACCGAGTAGGTTGAAGTCTGTGTTTCCAGGTGTTGAACCTGCAGCGCGGTATACCTTGTAGTGCGTTGGCTGTGCGCCTTCTGGACCGACAGGTGTCGAGAACGTAAGGGTGCAAGCAGTTGTTGAAGGTGACAACTTAGCAGTCTTAGCAGCCTGGATTTCACCGTAACGGGCAATAACAGGTGCAACTGCGTATGTGAAGTCTCCTGAAAGTGTGCCTGTTCCAGTTGCAGCGCCAGATACGGTTGACATTACGTTTGTGCGTGGTGACAAGAATGAAGTCTTGACAATTGGCACACCACGGTATGTAGGTACAATCAAACCAGCAGCAATTTCAACTTGGTCCATGAAGCGTTGTTGGTTAACAAGCAACTGGGCAAGACGACTGTTTGCGTTAGGTGACATGAGGAACATCCACTCTGAGTTCTCAACTGGCTCAGCGACATTGCTTTCAACAAGGTCAATGAGGAGGTCAAGTCCACCAAGTGTTAGTGAGTTTCCACCGAAGTCGATTGCATTTTGGTCAACACCATCAACCCAAGGGTTGAATCCTGGAGCGCCCCATGTTGAAGCACCACCGTAGTTGTCAATTGCACCGCCACCGATACCAGCAGAAGGTCCGCCAGTAGATGCTGATGAGAATGACGAGCAAATTACGTCAAGTCCATCGAATTGTGGGTAAGGACCGTTAATTGTAGGTGCTTCTGCACCCCAAATTAGCGAGTTCTCAATGTCCCAGTAAAGGCCACGAGCAGCACCCTCGATTTCGCGAGCACGAAGGTCGCCAATCAAGTCTGCTGTTACAGCCTGTGAGTAACCAGTTACAGCACCGACACTTTGTAGCAAGCGAATTTGGAAATTCTCTTGTGCGTAGTTAGATGTTGATACTGGACGTGCACCGCCATCAGTGACGAATCCGCCCTGAGGAAGCGTTGTAC